TGTATTGACATCTCCCAGGATCCCGATAACGACGATGTTGCATCGTCAAACACCAATGTTCTTTGTGTGATTCAAAATCACATCATGGGACAAAAAGGTGCTGGTTTAGCATAAGCGAGGTAAATTAATATGGCTATTTCAAGAGCACAATTAGCGAAAGAGCTAGAGCCTGGTCTAAACGCACTTTTCGGTATGTCCTATGACCAATATGACAGAGAGTATGAAGATATTTTCGTCATCGAGGATTCAAATAGAGCATTTGAAGAAGAGGTGTTAGTTACCGGTTTTGGTTCCGCACCAGTAAAATCAGAAGGTCAAGGAGTTATTTTTGACAGCGCATCTGAAAGTTACAGCGCAAGATATACCCACGATACAGTGGCGTTAGCTTTCGCTCTTACAGAAGAAGCAGTTGAAGACAATCTTTATGACAGTCTGGGTAAACGATATGTTAAAGCATTAGCAAAATCTATGGCTAACACTAAGGAAGTCAAAGGTGCCGATGTTTTAAACAATGCTTTCTCATCTAGCTTCACAGGAGGCGATGGAGTATCACTTATTAACACTGCTCACCCACTTGCAGGTGGTGGATCAGCTGCTAATAGAGCTACTACTATGGCTGACTTAAATGAGGCTTCACTAGAAGACGCATTGATTGATATATCTACATTTACAGATGACAGAGGTTTAACAATCTCAGTACAAGCTGACAAGTTGGTAATACCACCACAATTAGTATTTGTTGCTGATAGAATTTTAAACTCTCAACAAAGATCTGGCACAGCTGATAATGACATCAACGCAATCAGAAACACAGGTGTTTTACCTGGTGGTTACGTTGTAAACCATTATCTATCTGATCCAGATGCTTTCTTTGTTCTTACATCTGTAAACAGCATGGGCGAAGGTCTAAAAATGTTCCAAAGATCTCCAATGGAAACATCTATGGAACCAGACTTCTCTACAGGCAACATTAGATATAAAGCAAGAGAAAGATATTCATTTGGCTTCTCCGACTGGAGAGGTATCTATGGATCTCAAGGTGCATAATTTGAAGTCGTAATACACTTTATTACTCAGTATTACAATTAAAAGGGTCCAAATAGGGCCCTTTTTTTATGTTAATTTGTAAAAGTTTGTAAATAAATGTATATTTGTATAATGAGCAAACCTAAATTTGACAAATTAGCATTTAAAGAAGCACTATTAGATGTGGGCGTTGGTTTTGTTATGGCTTTTCCAGTAGCTTTAGCTGTAATTTCAATTTGTAGATGGATTGGTTTTGGCGTTATACCAACAGCAGTTTTTCAAACAATAGTTTTTACTTTAGTTTCATTTACAAGAAAATATTTTATTAGAGTGCATTTTAAAAAACGCAATGAAAACATCTAAACCTATCTGTGTTGCAGATAAGCTATACGAGTAGTATTATAAAAGATGTAGAACTAATTGTTGCAGACAATGGTGTTTGCAATGGCTAATTTATAGGAGGCTGATTATGACTACGCATTTTACTTCGGGTGTTACCAATGTTTCTTCCGACGGAACATTAGGTAAATTAAAAGCTCCCGCACCACACAAGTATCATTCATACTTTAATGATTTTGATACTTATTTAGCGTCCGATTGGACAATCACAACAACTGAGGATGGCACAGGATCCGCGACAGAGGCTTTGACCGATGGCGATGGTGGTATTTTGTTAGTAACAAATGCTGCTGGCGATAACGACCATGACTTTTTTCAGTTGGTAAAAGAAGGCTTTAAATATGAAAGCGGCAAACAGTTAGCGTTTCACGTTAGATTTAAAACTAACGATGCAACACAATCTGATATTGTTGCTGGTTTACAGCTTACTGATACTACACCATTAGATGTAACAGATGGTATCTTCTTTTTAAAATCAGATGGAGCTACAACTATCAGCTTTATCGTTGAAAAAGATAGCACACAATCTACATTGACTTTGCCTAATTCGTTGGCAGATGACACTTTTATGACTTTAGGTTTTGTTTATGATCCTAAAGATCAAAAGTTTCATGTGTATCAAAACAATGTATTAGCTGGCACAGTAGTTAGCACAAATGCTCCAGATAACGAAGAACTAACAGTTTCTTTCGGTATTCAAAATGGCGCTGCTGCTGCAAAAACCTTAAGCGTAGATTACATTGGTGCACATAAAGAACGTACAGCTGTAACTGAGCTGTAAGGAGTAGATAATGGCTGATACAGTAACAAGTCAGACTATCCAAGATGGTGAAAAAACAGCAATACTGAAATTTACCAACGAAAGCGATGGCACCGGCGAGGCTTCCGTAAAAAAAGTTGATGTTTCTGCTTTAAGCAAAGACAGCAGAGGAAGATCTTGCAGTTCTGTATCTATATCAAGAATATATTGGGCCTGTAGAGGCATGGGCGTTGACATTGAGTTTGACGCTAGTACCAATGTATTAGCGATACCATTACCTGCGGATAGCACAGGTGACGAATACTATGATTTATTTACTGGTATTCCGAACAATGCAGGTTCCGGGGTGACGGGTGATATAGACTTCACTACTGTTGCACACAGTAATGGCGATGCTTATTCGATTATCTTGGTTTTAACTAAGAACTACTCGTAAATATTTAGGCGGTCTTACGGCCGCCTTTTTTTTATATGGCAGTAAAAAGAAAAAAAGATCCAAGATTAGCAAGAGCTGGAGTAAGTGGTTTTAATAAACCAAAAAGAACTCCAAAACATCCGACTAAATCGCATGTTGTAGTTGCTAAACAAGGTGACAAAATAAAAACAATTAGGTTTGGACAGCAAGGAGCTAAAACAGCTGGCAAACCAAAAGCAGGCGAGTCCCGCAAAACAAAAATGAAAAGAAAATCATTTAAAGCTAGACATGCTAAAAATATTAAAAAAGGAAAAATGTCGGCAGCATATTGGGCTGACAAGGTGAAATGGTAATATGGCAAAAAAGAAATTAAACAAAGTTATTAAGGGTTTGAAAAAGGCTAGTAAAACTCATGCAAGTCAAGCTAAAACCCTTGAGTCTATTAAAATGAAAAAAGGTGGTGGTGCTAAATCCAAAACACCAGCTAACGTAGCAAATCCATCTATTTATGCAAGAGCTAAGGCTAAAGCAAAGGCAAAGTTTGACGTATATCCGTCGGCTTATGCAAATGCTTATATGGTTTCAGAATACAAAAAAATGGGTGGTAAATACAAAGGTGCTAAGAAAAAAGCAGCTGGCGGTGAAATGAGCTTAAAACCAATCCCAGCTGACAACAAAGGTTTACCAAAACTACCAAAAAAAGTTAGAAACAAGATGGGTTTCATGCAAGCTGGTGGTGCTGTAAAAATGGTACAAGGCAGAGGTTGTGGAGCTATGATGCAAAGCAAACGTAAGAAAACAAGAGTGCCGAGCGCTTGATGAAAAAGAAAAAAGATCCAAGGGTAGGTACAGGTAAAAAACCTAAAGGATCGGGCAGAAGGCTTTACACGGATGAAAACCCAAAAGATACAGTAAGTATCAAGTTTAAAACCATGAAAGACGCTACTGCTACAGTAAATAAAGTAAAAAGAATCTCAAAACCCTTTGCTAGAAAAATACAAATATTAACTGTTGGCGAGCAAAGAGCTAAAGTTATGGGAAAAACAAGCATAGCTAATATATTTAAAAAAGGTAAAGAACAAATTAGGAAAGCTAGAAAAAAATGAGTTTAACTAAGTGGTTTAAAGAAGATTGGGTAGACATTGGAGCACCAAAAAAAGGTGGTGGCTTCAAAAAGTGTGGCAGATCAAAACAAAAAGCAGATGCCAAAAGAAAATACCCAAAATGCGTGCCAGCTGCAAAAGCGGCAAGAATGAGCAAAAAACAAATTAAATCAGCGGTAAGAAGAAAACGAGCAAAAAAACAAGGAGTTGGCGGAAAACCAACCAACGTCAAAACTTTCGCTGCAAAAGGTGGTATGATAAAATCAAAACCTAATATGGGTTTATATGGCAGGAGCTAAATTATGAAAAAATCTAAATATATGGCAAAAGGCGGCGCTATGAAAGGCACAAAATATATGTCTATGGGTGGAGCAGCAAAATCAGAAATGAAAGCTAATCCAGGCATGGGTAAAATGCCTAAATCAGTTGTAGCAGCACTTGAAGGTGTCGGTACTAGAGCACAAGGTCAAGCTAATGTTTTGAAAGGTGCAAAAGGCATGGCTAAAGGCGGTGCTATGAAAGGTACAAAATACAAAGCAGGTGGTGGCGCTATGAAAGGTACAAAATATCGAGCAAAAGGCGGAAAGGTTTAATACCTTGTATATTAAATTAAGTGGCGTATTTAATATCAAACATACCGCAGTTTAAATGCTGGGTTAGGAAAGAATTTACTGCGAATCATCAAAACTATCATGGTAAGTATTTACATGCTTTAGCTTTTGCCGTGAATACCATTCCAGATAGATCTTTGTCATTTCAAGTGGTTTTTACTGGTTGTGAAACCGACTTTGAAGATTATCCCGATCAAAATGTTCATGGTGGCGCTATGTGGGCGCGTATGCCAATACAAGCTTTAGTAGCAGACGTGCCGTTGCAAGACTGGCCACAGCCTATGCCAGATCATTTAGCTCAACCATGGGACTGTCTCAGTCATCATCATAGCGTTGTAGTTTTAGATCGTGTTAGTTCTAGTCCTTGGTACTGTAAGATTGATGGCGAGTTTTACTTGGGTAAATATATGTTTACAGTAGATTACACTGAACATTCCATAGCAGATGATCCAGCACAACACAAACAATCTCATGTGCTATACTTGACGGATGCTGGTCCTTATACTGGCAATTTTGTTGCATTACCAAATAACCGAGTAAGGGCAACAAATCCAGCGCTGTGGCGAACAGGAGAGGGTGCTCCAGATTTTGCACCTTCGCAATGGGTTCACTCAGCAGAGCAGCACGAGAGCTATACAGATCCGACAATTACATTTGACAATTTGTACGCTCCACAAGAAGATATAGATGAGGAATAGTTATGGCAACATCTGGAAGTAAAGATTTTGAGCTAGACGTAGCTGATTACGTTGAAGAGGCTTTTGAGCGTTGTGGCTTAGAGTTGCGCACTGGTTACGATCTTAAAAGCTCTACAAGAAGTCTAAACTTAATGCTTGC